AGCAGCGGCAATTACTCGAAAGCGGCAAGCAGCGGTAATTACTCGAAAGCGGCAAGCAGCGGTAATTACTCGACAGCAGAATCAAATGGAAAACAAACTATTGCTATGGTTGCTGGATTAAACGGGAAAACTCGCGCTGGCATCAATGGTGCATTCGCTCTTCCATGGCTTGATGGCGAGCAAGTGCGTATTGCTGTTGGTATCGTTGGTGAAAATGCGAAGGCTGATACATGGTATTGCGTGAAAGATGGAGAATTAACCAAATGTTAAATCTTGAATGTGAGAATATGAATTATCAGGAGTTTCTTAATACCAAAATTGTCAACCCGATTATTTCTGGATTTGACGTTGACGAACAATCGCTGAATATCAATCTATTTGATTTTCAACGTGCCATTGTGAAATGGGCACTGAAGCGCGGAAGGGCTGCTATATTTGCCGATACGGGGCTAGGAAAGACGCTCATGCAACTAACTTGGGCTGATGAGGTATTAAAACATACCAATGGAAATATCCTGATATTCGCTCCATTGTGTGTCGCACAACAAACTATCCGCGAAGGTGAGAAGTTTGGTATTAGCGGTATCAGTTATTGCCGTGAACAATCAGATGTTAAGTCTGGAATAAATATCACCAATTACGAAATGATGGATAAGTTCGATATGTCTCAATTCGTCGGTGTGATTATGGATGAAAGTTCGATAATCAAAAACAGAGACGGAAAGACGCGCAATTACATTATCGAAGCGTGTTCACAGGTTCCATACCGTTTGTCATGCACCGCTACACCTGCGCCGAATGACTTTATGGAACTTGGTAATCAGGTAGAGTTCCTTGGAATTATGCGCATGACCGAAATGCTTGCGATGTATTTCATTAACGATGCTGGCGATACTGGAACATGGATTCTCAAGGGTCATGGTAAGCAGAAGTTTTGGGAATGGATGGCAACATGGTCAGTCTGCATCCGTAGTCCTTCCGATATTGGATTCGATGGTTCAAAGTACGTTCTTCCGCCATTGAATATGATTGCTCATGTTGTCGAAAGCAAAACTACATTCGGACTATTCGCTGATGTGGCACAAGGGCTGTTGGAACGCAATCAAGCGCGGCGTGATTCTATTGATGACCGTGTTGCCAAGTGTGCAGAAGTGGTGAATGCGAGTAGTGAACAATGGGTTATCTGGTGTCACTTGAATAATGAAGCTGAAATGCTGGTTAAACAAATTCCCTATGCGGTTGATGTATCAGGTTCAGATTCTATGGAGCATAAAGAGCAAAGTATCACTAAATTCTTGAGTGGTGAGATTCGCGTTCTAGTTAGCAAGCCACGCATACTTGGGGCTGGTATGAACCTTCAATGCTGCCACAATACCGCTTTCGTTGGATTATCTGATTCGTGGGAACAATATTATCAGGCTATTCGCAGGTTCTATCGGTTCGGTCAAGAGAAAATAGTAAACGTGCATGTAATCAGCGCAGAATCAGAGGGTGCTGTAGTTGAAAATATCCGCCGCAAGGAATTGCAAAACGAGGAAATGGGAACTCAAATGGTGAAGCACATGAGCAATGCAATGAAAAAAGAGATATTCGGCTGCGTAAACGGGAAAGACCCATATGAGCCGCAGAACGATATTGTTTTTCCGGAGTGGTTAAAATAGGCATATATACTGCGCCGTTTGTGTTAATATAAACAAATGGAGGGCTGTATATGTCTGTAAGAGGAATGGTTAACTGTTCGGTTTGCGGAAAAGAATTGAATAGAGTTTTATGGAATTACGGCAAAAAAAGAAAAATATCTGAATTCTTTTGCGATAACTTGTGCAAAGGTGCATGGCAGAGAATACAACGCGAAAAACTTGGATTTACTAAAGAGTGGCTGTCTGATCAGTACATAAACAAAAAGAAAAGCGCTGATGACATAGCTCGTGAGATAGGCAGAGACCCCAAAAGGGTATGGGAGTGGATTAGGAACTACGGAATACCCACAAGGCCGCGCGGCGCTGAGTCTGGGCATTCGTTCAAAAAAGGCGATGTAAGTCCGTTCACAGGAAGAACGCACACAGAAGAAACAAAGCAAAAGTTTAGAGAAATCGCAATACGTGACGGAAGAGTGCCGTTTGATCCTGCGATAGGTTCCTACATGAAGGGGCGAAAGGGTGCGGACACAACCAACTGGAAGGGTGGAATAACTCCAGAAAGAGAATCGCATGTTTCTTCCGAAGAATGGAAGGAAGTTGCAAAAGCGGTATGGGCAAGGGACAGAGCAACGTGCCAGATATGCGGAAAAGACCATAACAAAAGCCGCGTAAAAGGCGGGTTTCATATTCATCATATTGTGTCGTTTCAAAATGTAGGGTTGAGATCAGAAATAACGAATTTAATTCTGTTTTGCAAGGAATGCCATAGATGGGTTCATAGCAGAAAAAACAAAGAAAAACTTTTTATAAAGGGCATATAAAATGAAATGTTTTAATCAAGTGACAACTTCAGAATATAGCATCGTGCATGGTGACTGCGTAGACTTGGCAAAGACTATCCCAGACGGTACTATTGATTATACTCTTTTTTCGCCTCCTTTTGAATCGCTCTACGTTTTTTCGGACTCTATCCGTGACATGGGAAATTCATCACGTGAACAGTTTTATCAACACTTCAAATTCTTGGTTGATGAAATGATGCGTATTACACGCCCAGGTCGTTTGCTTTCATTCCATTGCATGAATTTGCCAACTTCAAAAGTCAATGATGGGTATATTGGCATCCGTGACTTTCGTGGTGATTTGATTAGACTGTTTCAAAGCGCAGGATGGATTTATCACAGCGAGGTTTGTATCTGGAAAGACCCGGTAGTTGCAATGCAACGTACTAAGGCACTTGGATTGCTTCACAAAACTATCCGTAAAGATTCTTCAATGAGCCGTCAAGGGATTGCTGATTATCTTGTAACGATGCGTAAACCGGGGGAAAATGATAAGCCAGTTCGTCATTATCGTGATGAGAAAGAATTGCATTCTACTTGTGAAGAATTGGAGTTGAATCCTACTAACGAAGAAGAAAATATCTTTCCGGTTGAAATGTGGCAGAAATATGCAAGTCCAGTATGGATGGATATTAACCAAAGTCGCACATTGAATTTTCGTGCAGGGCGCGAAGATGATGACCAAAAACATATTTGCCCATTGCAACTTGATGTAATCGAACGCGCTATGCGGCTATGGACTGCACCGAATGACTTGGTATTTAGCCCTTTCACCGGAATTGGTAGCGAAGGCTATGTGGCTGTTCAAATGGGACGTAAATTTATCGGTAGCGAACTAAAGAAGTCATATTTTGATTTATGCGTGAAAAACATGGCTGATTCTAAAAAGCAGAATCGTGATTTATTTTCTGATTTAGATGCCGCATGAAAATCCTACTAGCAACCTTCGCGCTAGTTTTCCTGAGAGCGTGGCAATCGCAAAATGTAATTCACGGTCATTACATCGCAGCGGCTATCACGCCATACGCATTAGCGGTTGCCGAAGTAGCGAGTATCGTGTGGGTCGT